CACGAACCACACCAAAAAGAAGTTGTTCTACTCTCTTCGCAAACTCATAGCTATAGAGCTTCACAAACACGGACACTTCAAACTAACTCCGGCTGTAACCAAAGAGTTGGCCGAAAGCCACAAGCTGACAGAACACGACGTTGTTCAGATGTATGTGATGTTTCAAAATCCATACTTTTCTTTGGATGCCCCGCGCCAGTACGATGCAAACAATGCTACCAAGGAGGAGCACGGCTGGACAAACACTGGTGGTAGTCGTAGCTCTACGCTTGGTGAACTCCTCTTCAACAAGGAAGGCAACACTGAAGACATAATTCTGAACGCCGACGAGGTTGAATTCCACAAACGTATTGTGGAAAATGCCATGACTAATGTTCTAACTGATAGGGAACAGACAATCTTCGTTGCTCAGGTACTTGCCATCGACAAAGATGAGCAAAGAACACTTGACAACCTTGGTGAGCAATATGGCGTGTCGAAAGAACGAATTCGTCAACTCCGTATCATGGCTGAAAAGAAGGTAGACGAAGAAATCATTCGTATTGTGGATGAAATGGAGTTGATTCCTCGGGATTTGTTCTCGGGTTAAACCTGAGCAAACAAATGCTCTAGTTCCTCACGTCTACGATTGCGGAGTCCAATCTCAACTCGTGTCCGAATCGCGGGATCGCATCGGGTGCAAGTTGAGAGCCGCATCCACGCCTGTGGAACTTGAGAAAAATCACCCGAGTTGAAATTGCTTCGTTCAACCATACGGCGCAAAGCACCCTCACCACCATTGTAAGCATACGATACCATGGCATCAAATTGACCTTGAGTAATGTTCGTATTCACTTGGTTACATACAGCCGCTTCGAACTTTTGCAGATCTAATGCAAACAGGCGGTCACCTTCTGCTCTAGGAATGTTTAAATTACCATTAAAACGTCGGAGTGCTTTGAGGTCATCTGCTGTTACAACTCCCTGAATGGTGTCTCCGTTTATGATATCACCAATCTTAATAAAGTGCCCAAACCCAATAGAATAACCATCAGCATCAGGATAGGCTTTAGATTGAAAACCACCTTCTTTGTCATGTAAAAAATCTATTCCCCGTTCGGATGTGGTATAGGTATTACATGCAGCAAAGTCACCCTGTGTTGGTAAATTATTATATGATGCGGCTTCGGCTTCATTATTAGTAGCATACTCTAAACCCTGTCGGAACCTATTTTCTTCTGGTAAGCTCAGTGCGGTTATTGCATCTGTAGTGGTACCACCAACACGTGACACAGGAGTAGACGACTCGTCCACGAACCCACTCAACCCACGTGAAGATTTACACCGTCCAGGGAATGGCTGGTGTTGTGGAACCGTCATGTTCGCTAAAGTACGGAACTCAGATGGTGGCTCTTTGCAATCTACCACTTCTTGGTTGGTTGGAACACGGGTGACCGTACTTGTAGTTGGTATTGTTGGTTCCGAGCACGAACCGGCTGGATCTGCCGGTATGGCAGGAAACGCAGGAGACGCTGGAGGACCATTCAAATGAATGTTTGGTAGACCAGTTAACAGGATATCTCCAAATGCCAAAATACTCATTTGAAGCCCAGATTGAATATGCGTGGTGAGTGCTGAACTAATATCCATTGTTCCCCCCACCGCCTGCAAATGCATACTCTGAAGAGAGCTAATATCAACATTAAATGACGATGTAATATGCGTATCACCACCCACAGATATATCAAGACTTTTGGACAACGCCAAAGGATCAGAACCCACACTCAAATGTAACGCACCTCCAACAGTCCAATCCGCATTCTTGGTTACATTAAGACACATGTCACGGGTCAGTAGAGGATTTGTTGAAGCACCAATTGTTATATCCACATTTCCCGCGCTCTTAATAAGTGTGTTGCGTGTATCTTGCCCAAGCCCGGCATTCTTTCCCCAACTAGGATTTGGATTATATTTGAGATTTTGCGGCGGTAAATCATTTTTACCAAACTCAAACTGGTTTGTTCCCTTTAGAGCTATATTTGTATTCCGGCGCACCTGAAGATTTAAGTCTCGCTGTGCATCGATGTTGATATCTCGGTCTGCCGTAAGGTTAATATCTTTGCGTGCATGAACAGAAACACTATCTTCCGCAAAAATGTTTATTCTCCCATCGTCTATCAGTTCAATCCACATATTACCTTTCGCTGTGGAAAGATAAATGAATGGCTCGTCGCAACGGTCGGAAAAATACAACTGAGATCCTGCTGATGTCCTCAAACGCACACCCTGAAAATCAGGATGGTCGTCAAAGACGAACTGGTGCCCACTAGTTGCTACATCGGTTAACCGGGTTCCAGTCTCACTAAATCGTTGCTTATCACCACCAGGACGCCCATCTTCCCTACTCGCTGTGTTTAGATTCTTTTTCTCAGAATCAAAATTCCAACCAGCCGACTTGAATCCAAAAACATACGATGGGCTTTCTCGCCGCGCACTGGAATTTCCTGCCCCACGCAATGGATCACATAACAATCCAGCTTTTTGTGTATTCGTAGCAAACTCGGGCGATACCAACACCTCAACAAGTTCGCGCTCAACCGGATTACGCGGATCGTTACTAATACGCTCCGTCTTATCCATAACCGGAACAAGAGATTCTTCCGGAGCTTCTGCCTTAAACCTCGCAGTCTCTTTATGAACAGCACTAGAGGATATTAATCCAAATTCATCAAAACCTGTATCCTGCTTAGAATCCAAATCCGCAGGTGGACGACCAGGACTTCCTGGTACCATAAAATTACGGTTGAAATCTGGAATCATACCAACCCAATATCCCTTTTGCGGATCACCATTAGCAAAAAGAATACCAACACGATCTCCAATTCGTGGTTGCGCCCAGAATCCGTATGTTTGAACATCTCCATTTCTAGCACTACGAATATCGCCATCCGGGGAACGCTCAACACGGAAATCATCACCACCAAAGAAAGGAAGCATTGGATAACACTGAATCCATCCTAATCGTAATTGTTGGTCCCACTTCAGTTCCGCTTGTGGTCTATCCCTATCTGGTGCTGTTGCACCATACGCGGGGAGAGAATCAGAACGATTAAATCGACGCGCAGACACACCACCAATATAGACCCATACCTGACCCATCCTCTGGTCATCCATATCGTCCATAACGATACCGGTATAAAATCCAGATAGCTGTTCTTGTTTGTTCGGAACCACTCGGTCGAATGATTGCCGCTCGCGTGCAATAGTACCAAGACCACGATTGAAAGATGCTTTACCTGCCATGATTATCTACCTTTACGCAAGTCCACCAGTGAAACCACCACCTGTGTTCGCATCAGCATTCACCGTGCTGTTTGTCGGAGGAACTTCCGGGTCAGTAGATGTTTCATCCGCAGCAGGATCTGCTATCAATCCCACATCAGTAAACGTCTCTGCATAATTAAGGTTTTCTATCTTAGCACCCATAAGTTTTTGTGTAAATTTTCCGGACTCGAACGTCGATGTTACGTTAACTATTTCATAGAATCCTCCGATTATCGAGCATGAGGTTCCGGCCGGATTCCGATTTGGATTCATCAAATCGTTTTGTAAAGGAGCAAACATTCGTAAAAAAATAACTCTTGACGACCGGGTTTGCACAATACCACTACTTGTGGTTCTGTTATTTCCTCCTTCATTATTTTCATCCTGGCTGGATAGTACAGTCCCACTATTGCTAGCATATGGAGAAAGAAGCCACAAAGGATCTCCTCTTACTTCGAGGTCTTCTAAACGTATTAAGTCATTCCTAGTGTGGTCATCAAGCTGTTGGATATATTTTCTATGATCGTCATTATCACTGGCAGCGGTAGCATTAGCATCATCAGTTCTTGGAAATTCATGAAACCCACCGTTCACGATGTCCAGAGGACTTACCTCTCTACCAAACAAACAAGCCGCTTTCGGTCGGCTGTCACCACCAAATATAGCTCGAATTGCTTCATCTGTAGTAACACGTAGAAAACTTGATGGTGGTGGTTTCTGACCAGTAGGACCAATCTTTTTACCAACTTCGTTCATCGTTCCCTGTTGATTAATTTTAGTAGCAGCCGCTTCTCGTTGGGCTTCACCCGTGTTTGCTTGGTTACTATTAAACGTATTCAATGCCCGAAAGTAAAACTGTTTTAGATTGATACCAAAATTTATAACTTCGGTATTTTCCGCTGTGTGAATATAATCATAAATTCTGTTAACCATCCCTAACCGAATCATTTCTCTTATACGGTCTAGCTGAGCCTGAGTATCAACCTGTAAAGCCACATCTTCCTTTTTTTCAACAGTTCCCTTCTTGAAAGTAGCAAAAGGTTCAATTATGTATTGAAGTCTAATTTTTCTGAAATCATACAAACCCTCGTGCGCCCCACCCTCATAAATTACATTAAAGCGAATAGACCAATGAATTCTTGGTTTTAGATGACTTGGATCTTCCTCTTTTAGAAACAAATTCCATGTATATTCCATATCCTTCAATGCAGATTCAAGAATAGTAATAACATCAACATCACGCCCCGCTACTATTACAGATTCTCCTTGCCGAGTTTGTTTCAGAAACCCATGTTGACTTGCAAATTTACCCTCGAAAAAGGAAGCCGACCGAAGTTGTACTGGAGCAATAAACTCAAACTCTCTCTCAATCTGTCCGTGTGTTCTCTGATTAACCGCTGTAGTCATTGTAGTCCCAAGGCTGTCCAAAAATCCTCCAAAGTTTTGTTGTTTTTCAGCATCGTTACCAGATCCACCAGTGATTGTAGCGCCAGCTTCTAAAGTCATTTCCTCCGGTCGCCATGCAATGTGACCAGTAGGAACAAGTGTGATAGTATAAGTGGTACCAGTGTGTTCAAGATCTGCTGACATCTCAATCATGTTAACATAATAGGTGATAATTTTAACTTTATCCGTACCATTTCTAACATTGATTGGAATAAAAGGAATCCACTCTCCAGTATCTTGATCGTACCCCGAAAAGAAAATATCCATCCGGTACACTATACGCCCTGGACTTATTTGTCGATATCCTAATTTATCTGCCATAGCACGGATATCTTCATGAATGTTAAATCCATGAGGTTCAACCAATATCACCTGAGAAGTAACCATATCAGCTATAAACATATTGGCTTTCGTTGGAGCCATTACGTTCTCAAGCGTTAGACTTTTGATATTATAGTAATTCCGTCTTGACCTATTTCTAAACGAGTCTGAGGCTTCCCCCAGAGCATCGGCTATATCAGACAACCCCGCCCCATTTAGAGCCGCTGTGTTTGGATTAAGTCGATCTTGTTCAGTAAGAGTTATACCACCATCGGCTTGCTGAAATACATCACCAGTAGACGCAAGGGGAAGTGCCCCTTGTGTTTCTAGTTCTCCACGAAACTCATCAATTCCTCGTATGGTTTGACTAGTTTGTGCACTAGCAGCAAGAGGAATTTTAGGTTGAATATTTGCAACTTCAATTGCGGGGACCATCGATATCGACAAATGATATTGTTGGTTGATATAATGGTTAAGAACATTCTTAGGAATTTCAGGCGCTCGGTTGCTAAATTGTGGAAGTGGAACAATTCTAGGTGGTCCGCCACTCGTAACCGCCCGCCTACCAGAAGTACCTTTTCTTTTTGCCGCCGTCCCACTCACTGCATCTTTTTCGTTCTGTGTAAGATAACTGTTTTTCGCACATATTTCCAAATCATTTGGTGCTGCACGTGTGTCATCACCAAGACATGCTCGGGCTGCTGCTATCCTAGTTCGGGATGCAGCAGCATTTCGTAACTGAATAATTCTCACCCGCGCTGATTCATTGCCTACGGGTCCGCCTCTAGCAAACACTTCATTTAGAAATTGGTTATCACGCAGTATTTCAGCCGCCCTACTACTTGCTTCCTCTTCAGTCAACTTCTTATCAAAGTCGATGGTTTCTAAGAATTGAACCATTACACTATCTTCCTGACAAATGATGGGTGCGGTATTACATACCGTCTCCCTCCTTTGAAATCAAAGATTGGATCTTGAAGACCATTACGCCCTGCGATAACCCAAAATAAATCAGGATCACCGTACAAATCATTAGCAAGTAAATCAGGACGGTTTTCGTAATTGAGATCCAAAGTGATAATGACATCCAGGGCGTGTGGAGGTACCCTTCTATGAACATAATATGTGAGGTACCGTCCAATGATAGGAGTAAACGCAAAAGGTGATTCTGGTACGTAATTTGGTTGAAAAGCCATACTTTGTTACTCCCACCCAGATCCATCAGTGAAATCACTATTACCAGTACGGGGTTGCACCGGCAATGTGGCATGAAAGCTCTTTCTACCCTGTTGTACCATCCGACCAGAACGAAAATCATCCAAATTCCACGTCGTCCAAAATCTCGGTGAGTGTTGTACTACTAAACTGATGGAAGATATTTCAAATTTCATTGGCATCCAGGTATACGGATTTGTTGCATCACGTTCAAACTTGAGTTTTCGCTCTGCATATTCATTGCTACCAAATTCGGGAATACCAACATAATCAACATCGTTTGGAAAAGTCCAATCGGCCTTCTCCAATAAAACAGGAACCCGATGGAACGCATAATTTCCATAAGCACTAAACCACATCGGAGAAGGCGGTCGTCCTGACCGTCCGGCTCCAAAATCCATCTGGCTGTAAGTGCGGAAAAAATGCAGTGCCGACATGGCATATACCGCATTATCAAAAGTATCACACGTCCATACCGAATTGGAAATATTAATACGAACATTGTCGGTAGCCCGATAAACATGGAAAGACTCATTCGCATGCGTTAACTCCACCGCATCATACTTAACGCTAATTCCCTCAGAAATGGTTGGATTATACGGAAACACCAAACCGTTCGTAAGAAAAATAGGAAACAACGCATGACTCGTATCAGTCTTTCGTTGTTCATTCGCTACTTGCGCTACACCTCGCATCATCTGTCCAATGTCCGATGCCCCGCGCATACGCGCCCTCTGGATAAGTTCACTCACATCACTACGTTGGTCAATACCACCCGTCTTAAACGCCAGCTTCATCAAATCAAATGGCTCTAATCGACACGCCACGTGCTCAAAAGCAAACGTGGGCAAATCGTTTCTCTTTAGTTCGGGTAGGATTGATACAGCCATTACTCTACAGCCTATTATGGTTCACCGATATTTACTATTATCGTCTCTTGACTTTCGTGAAGAAAATACCCACCTTGTAAATAGAACTTCGTGAAGAAGTTTCATGCTACCAAGGGAAACACATGGCTGGTAAAAGAAGAAGGTCAACCAATTACCTTAACAACGCAAGTCTACTCGAACAGATTGCACTCTCAAAAGAACAGTGGGAAAAAGCAAAATTCGGTATCAATGATCCCGATTCGCTACCTTCTGCCGCCGAGTGTATGACCGCCGAATTGGTTAAAATGCTAGTAATGCTCGTGGACCGCTACTCTCAGAAGGCCAACTGGAGAGGATATACCTACATTGAGGACATGAAGTCGGAAGCAGTCGTATCACTTCTAAACGGTTCCCTCAAATTCAAACCCGAGGTCAGCCAGAACCCATTCGGTTATCTGACTCAAATCGTCACGCACTCATTCCTCACCACACTCGACAAGGAAAAACGAGTCCGGACAATCCGGGACGATATTCTCGAACGAAATGGATTCGACCCTTCGCGCACACGCCAGCTTGAGAATGAGTCTTTCCATGTTTATCGGGCTACCGACAATGTTCGTATTAATATTTCCAATTCGGTATGGACGTGTGATACTTTTGATAATGCGGTATATGCCATGTC